GAAAGTTGAGGCGGTTTAGGTGGTTTACTCTAAAACAACCTGGTTTTGTGGTAAATGTCGCAAGCAATTTAAGACCCAAGAAGAGGCGCAAGACCACGAAGATTCCCACTACAACATAAAAGGAATTATCGACCACAAATACACCGATAAGGCCAAGGCACCGGAAGTTTTGCAGGTTGAAATTGAGCTTGGCGAAGGTGGAGATGTAAAGGACGTATACTACCAACTGGTTAGGGAAGGTTGGGGTGCAAAGTGAAAGTACAAATTAAACTACTCAACGAAAATTGCAGGCCATACCAAAAGTACGAGCATGACGCTGGTTTTGATCTCAGGGCCAACATAAAAGAGCCGCTGCTAATGTTCCCTGAGAGGATATATAAAATACCAACCGGCGTAAGTATGGCTATTCCTACAGGTTATTACGGAGACGTACGCGGTCGTAGTGGTTTAGCGGAAAAAGGTATTATATGCCCTGGTGGAACGATTGACAGCGGCTACACTGGGGAAATCCATGTTTTATTATTTTGCGTTACTGAGTTTAGGAGTATTAAGCCATTTGAGCGGATTGCGCAAATAACTGTAACACAGATACCACCTATTGAGTTGGTCGAGGTGGAATGGTTACCGGAAAGCGAGCGCGGGGAGAAAGGTTTCGGAAGCACTGGGAGGGTGTAGCATGGGACAAGTTACAAGCCTGGAGGAATACCGCAAAAAGAAACTTATCGAAAAAACCTACGATGGTGATATCCTCTATATTCTGGAGGAAGGTTGGAGGCAGGGGTTCGTAAATGACGTTATAGTGTTGGCAAAAACTGAAGATGGTAGCGTTGCTATATTGGCAAACGGAGTGCCAAAGGAAGCTGCACTCAATATGATAATTAGTGCTTTTAAGACGGTAAAACAAGTGGATGATATAGTGGGGTGATCTCCTTGCGTATGGATAAAAGTTTCAGGCTTATTTATATTAAGTGCGGCAAACCCTTCGGAAAGCCGCTCGGTTACGGCGATAAGCCTCCGGCAAGGTTAAGTAAGTTGGTATGTGATAAGTGTAAGTGAGCAGGGGGTAAATAGTAAAGGGGGCGCGTGGGGTATTGAGTGATAAAGAAGCTTTGTTACATGCTGCGGAATCAGCCAGGTTAAGTTTTAACCGAACAGTCAGTGAAAACGTGGAAGCAATAAGGCAGCGCAATATCCGGGAGAATTATGAGCGGCATGGGTGTAAGGGGTGCTCTGCCGCAAGATGTTATTTATCGTGCCCGAGATATCTTTCCCACGCCGAGCCGGAAATGTTATTTAGATGGTGGTCCAAAACAAGCCCGCCACGAGAAATACATCATAAGGAGTGTTTGCCAGTAGGAGAACCAACACCTGGAAAGGGTGGTAGTAAGAGCGGCAAGAAGCGCAAAAAGCCACCAAAGAAAGCCACTGTGTATGATTTTTATGATTGAGTAATAAATTATTTATATAACATAGTAAATACTATTGACATACTAATGGTTGCAATGGTAATATTTACTTGGATTATAGACTCTAAACGAAAAACGCTTTTACAGGCGCGTGTACTTATCTCCACGCCAACCTGTAGGGCGTTTTAATTTTGTCCTACTAAACTGAAGCCTTGCGTGCCACGCAGGAGATTACTAGGTGTGGTGGATTGGGGTGGTACTGAGCCGCCGAAATGGTGCATTATTATGCGCGTCCGTCCTTATGAGACGATTTTAAAATTAATCAAAGGGGTGAGTATGATGTAACCGGTCAGCAGTCTACTAAAAATATATAGTATATCTGATTATTAAGCCGTCACTAACTTCACTAGTGACGGTTTTCGATTGATACCGCCCAGTTGGGCTTTACATATGACAGTAGACTGAGAGAAGGTGAGGTGATGGGGCGCCAGGCAAAACACAACTGGAAAAAACTTTACCTGGAATATTGCCAAGGTAGATATAAAAATATGACCGAGTTTGCACAGGCTAAGAACTTACCGATCCGGCCAGTGCAAAAAGAGTTTAAAAAGCTGCAGCTTGAAGCCGAAGCCAGCGTTCAAAATGAGTTAAAAAAAACGACCAAAAACGACCCAAAAAAAGTAACCGAAAAACGGAAACGACCAAAAAACGACCGAAAAGAGCATGCGTGGGAAAAGCTAAAAAAGCAGTTTCTGGACTGGCCTGACGATAAACTGCAGGCATATGTCGAGCAGCTAAATGCCAGGAAAGAAGAATTAGAGGCAATACCCTTTGAAGAACTTACACCGGAGGAAATAAAGGAACTGGGCCGTGTTCGACAGGAGCGCCGAGTAATACTCTCTGACCCGGATCCGGAGGTAAGGTGCCATGCACACAATCGGGACGGCAGCTCGTGCGGTAACCCGGTGGAGCGCGGGAAAAAGGTATGCTGGAATCATGGGGGAGCGCCGGGGAGTGGGTGTCAGCCAGGGCAAAAAAATGCCTTAAAGCATGGTGCTTATGAAACCATTTGGGCGGACGCCCTGGAGGATGACGAGAAAGAGCTGTTAAACCTAATTCCAACGGATCCATTTGCCCAGATTGACGATAAAATACGTGTATTATCCATTCGTGAACGCCGGATGATGAAGCGTATCCAAACGCTTATGTCTGGCCTTACTGAAAATGAGCGCCGGCTGTTGCATGAAAGAAAAAATAACAATAGCTCTGTTACTGTTTATGATGAAAATACAGGTGGCTTTAAAACGGTTAATAGTGACTGTAATAATTTAGTTTTAACCGAGGTAAGGGAAATCCAATTTAGGGCAATTGACGACATATTAAGACTAGAGGAAGCCTTAACTAAAGTTCAAGATAAGCTTATAAGGGCCATTGATATTAAACATAGAATGATACAAAAAGGGTTGGGTAGTGAAGAGCATCAATTAAGATTAGAAAAAATGAAACAGGATATAACTATCTCCCGAGAAAAAATTGATCTTGAGAAAGCCAAAAGAGCCAATGGCGATGATGGAGAAACTACTAACAACGAGCGCATAATGACCCTTGCGCAGTTAATTAATAACCCGGTACCAGACCGACGCGTAGAGGATTTTGAAGAGGATGATTAACTGTGATTATTCCTGATTATGAATATTTCTTCAATGATAAGGCGTTCGACTTAATTGTGTGGCTAGAAGAAGAGAAAAACCGCATAAAGAAAACAAAAATATATCGGTCGGCTTGCAGGATGGAGAAAAGGTTCAGGCAGAAAAATCATATATCTGATAATTGTTGGCAATGTGGTTGCACTCGACCGCACTGGATGGGTTTCGCAAAAGTAATCACTGATGTACCACCGCCGTTGCGTTGCAAAAGTAATTGACCCATGATTAACTATGCCCCATTCTGCAAGAAGCAAGTTGATTACCTAAAACGCTGTTATGATAACTGGCTTAATGTAGCCGAAGGTGGCAAAAGGGCCGGGAAAAACGTTCTCAACATCATAGCCTGGTGTGAGGCATTAGAGGTACACAAAGATAAATTGCACTTAGCGGCTGGTGTCTCGGTGGCCTCTGCAAAGCTAAACATAATTGATTCCAACGGATTTGGTGTGGCTAACTGGTTTGAAGGGCGTTGCCGTGCTGGTAAGTACCAGGAGCGTGACGCTTTATATATTTCTACGCGCACAGGAGAAAAGATAATCCTGATTAGTGGTGGCGGCAAGGAAGGTGACGAGCGTTATATTAAAGGTAACACTTATGGGAGTGCCTATATCACCGAGGTAAACGAGTGTGCCCAAACCTTTGTAAAAGAGGTATTTGATAGAACATTATCTAGCTCGGACAGAAAAATATTCCTTGACCTTAACCCTAAGTCACCGCAGCACTGGTTTTATGCAGAAGTCCTGGATATGCACCAGGCCAACAATGATAAATACGAAAACTATGGATTTAATTACGAACACTTTACCTTACATGATAATTTTAGTTTTACCACTGAAAAGATCAAAGAAATAATCAGGACCTACGCGAGAAACACGGTTTGGTATATCAGAGACATACTTGGTAGGCGCACAAATGCCGAGGGTATTATTTATGACATGTTTGGTCCTAAAAACCAGTATAGGGATGTCAACGGGCCAAATTATGACCTATATTATCGCAGGGACTATTCCATTGACCACGGCACAACAAATCCATTCGCGCTTTTAGAGATAATAGAGCAGGCTGACCCTTTAACTAAAATAAAATACTATTACGTAGAAAATGAATACTACTACGATTCAAAGAAAAAAAATAGACAAAAAGATGACTTAGAATATGTTGAAGATGTTGAAAAACTTATGATTGACGAAAATAATGCAATAAAGCGTTATACGTCTATTGTTATTGACCCGGCGGCAGCAAATTTTAAAGTTGCCTTAAGAAAGAGAAGCATTAGAACAAAAATAGGCGACGAACTTATAAACGCTAAACACGAAGTGTTAGAGGGGATACGACTTGTGTCCTCTTTGTTGCGCACCGGAAGATTAAAGGTTAACGTAGACAAATGCCCTAATTTAGTCAAAGAATTTTCGTCCTACATTTGGAACGATAAGGCGTCTGAGCGAGGAGTGGAAGAACCGGTTAAGGCAAATGACCACTGTTTGGACGCCCTTCGCTATTACGCGAAAACGATTATTAAACGGATTTAGGGAGTGCTATTAATGGCAAACAGACAAACTAATACTCGCAGTTCTGTTTTTGATACCTTCGAAAACCAACTGGCCAGGCTCGGTAGCGCATCGGAAAATATTATCTCTGCTACTACATACCCTTTAACCAGGCTAAGCCGCAACTATATGCTTTTAAACTCCCTTTATCGTAACTCTTGGATTTGCAATAAAATAGTTAATATCATCCCTGAGGACATGATGAAAAACGGTTGGGATGTAACAGCTGAGCTAAAACCGGAAGAGACTGACCGTATTAAAAAATTAGAGCAGCGTACCCTTGTTAGGGAGAAAATTCTTGAAGGGCTGTACTGGGGCAGGCTATACGGCGGGGCCGGGGCCATTATGATTATAGATGGCCATGAGGACAAACTGGACGAGCCCCTTGATTATGACGATATTATGCCTAACTCTTTTTGTGGGCTCATGGTTGTTGACCGCTGGTCCGGTATTTACCCAGGACTTGAATTAATCACTGACCACAGAGACCCTGAGCTCGGTATGCCAATGTTCTACGAGGTAAAGGATAATTCTACCGATAAGCTTATATCGAAGGTGCATCATACCAGGGTGCTGAGGTTCACCGGTAAGAAGCTTCCCTTTTGGGAAGAAACTGCAGAAATGCACTGGGGAAGCTCGATTATGGAGCACGTTTATGAAGAGCTATTGAAGCGAGACTCTACTAGCTGGAATATAGCATCCTTGGTGTTTCAGGCTAACTTGTTGGTTGATAAGATTGACGGAATGGATCAAATGTTAGCAGCAACCGATCCGGAGGCCCAGAAGAATTTCTACAATATCAAGTCCGCCCAAAACCAAATGCGCAGTAACAATGGCATGATGATTATCGGAAAAGACGAGGAATTATCAGCTTTAAATTATACATTTACGGGGCTAAATGAAATATCCGAATCGCAGATGATGGATATAGCCGGTGCAGCTGATATACCAATTACTAAGCTGTTTGGTAGAAGTCCGTCAGGGCTAAATGCAACCGGTGAATCAGACCTGCAAAATTACTACGACATGATATCACAGCAGCAGGAAGCTGTATTAAAGCCCAAAATAAATAAGCTACAGCCAGTGATATTTATGTCAGAGCTTGGGTATATACCTGATGATTTGGGAATTAAGTTTAACCCGGTTGCTACTCCTACAGATGATAAAGTGGCCGAGATAGTCGGTAAAAAGGTTGAGTCCCTATCCAAAACCTTTAATGATGGTGGTATTAGTCATAAAATGTATCTCACTGAGTTGCATGAGCTATCTTATACCACAAATATGTATACCAGTATTACCGATGAGGATATAGCAGCGGCAGATAATAAACCTCGTCCACCAGGGGAAGATATGCCGGATTTAGGAATGCTGGAGGATTCTTATTCTCAGGGACAAGCTAGGGACAGTTTGGCATTATCATTTGGTGGTAAGTATCAAGACTGGCAGTATATCTATAAATTACTTAGCCAAAACTACCCAAAAGAAACTTTGGAATGGGTTAAAAATACTGAATGGAAATATGTTCCCAATGTGGTTCTTAATCAAATAAAAATGGCTCGTAGGCCTGGTGGTAGAGACCTTAAAAAGGTTAAGAATATAACTAAAGCAATAAAAGCAGGAGAGAGTGTGGACACTGTCGTACTGGTGCAAACTAACGATGGCTATGAAATAGCTGACGGATACCACAGAACACTTGCTTACGAGCATGTCGGCGTAAAAACAATACCGGCTTATATCTGTACTGATGCTGACGAATATGGTCCCTGGAAAAATGAAATGCATGAAAAAAAACTTAATTAATTAAAAGGTGATTAAATGTCAACGCATCCATGGGAGCCAAGCCAACTGATTGAAAAAAAATATTTTAAAAGCCTTACTGATATAGCTGACTTCCTGCAAAAATCTATCGAAAAAGAACACGACCCGTACCGCATCCTCTGGATTTTGCGGCACACACTAATTAAGCCAGCCTTCAACCGCTTTGCCTATGAGGTGGCCAGAAAGATGGTAACTCATCTTTATACCTCAAATGCTAAAAGCTGGCGACATGCAGCGCGCGAAGGTGGTAAGGGAAGAATCATTTATGAGGCTTTGCGCAGGGAATTGGAAGGCCCGGTTAATGGCGCGTTAAACTTCCAAATCGAGCGTAATGCTGAGCTAATAAAAACACTACCGCAGGACATTGCCAGTAGGGTAGATAATTTCATCTCCCAGGAAACGCTTAAAGGGAGAAGGGTAAGTGATATAGCCAGGGATATCCAGAAAATGTTCCCTGAGTCAAGCCGGGCCAAGGCATCACTAATTGCCCGAACCGAGGTAAGTAAAACATCAACGGCACTCACCCGGGCCAGGGCTGAAAGTATCGGTATTGCCTGGTATGAGTGGGTGACATCGGAGGACTCCAGGGTGCGTAGTAGTCACCGCATAATGGACCGTGTTTTGGTAAATTGGAATGACCCGCCGAGCCCAGAAAAGCTACTGGGAATTAAAAATGCACCTGATCCGTATCATGCTGGAAATATATATAACTGCCGCTGCTTCCCTGCACCGGTGGTAAATATCAATCGCCTGCAATGGCCGCATAAGGTGTTTACGGGTGGTTCCATAACAACAATGACCAAGGCTCAATTTGAAAGGCTGGCCAGTAGGGCCGCATAAAAGAAGGGGAGTGATTATATGCCTCTGGAAAAAGGATCTAGTCAAAAGGTTATATCAGAGAATATTGCCACTGAAATAAGGGCAGGTAAGGACCCAAAGCGAGCTGCAGCTATAGCTTATAGCGAAGCTGGAAAGGATAGCGCAAGCACAAACGCTGGTCATCTTAGTGGAATGAAGGAAATTTTAAATTATTACCAAGTAAAAGACAGCACCCAATAGTGGGTGTGTTTTTATTTTGAAGCGGGGTGATTGAGCTGAAAAAATATATGTATCGATAAATCGTCAATGCAAATAAAAATAAGGAGTGAAGTAAATGCCCGTAGATTTAACTGTGAACGTTGAAAACGCCCTTTACGACGCTAATAAGTCATTACAGGTTACCACCGAGGGGGTTGCTGCCACTTTTGCAATCGCAGCTATGGGAGTTACGCCTGCGGCTACACCTACCGACGTTGTAACAATCTATGGCTCAGCAACAAAAACAGTACGCATTAAAAGTGTTACTGTAAGTGGCCTTGCAACTACAGCGGGAAGCATGGATGTATCCCTAATTAGGCGCTCGGCGGCTAACACGGAGGGTACAGCCTCGACCCCAACGCCGGTAGCGTTTGATACGCAAGATGCGGTCGCAGCGGCCACTGTATCCCAATACTCGGTAAACCCAACCGAATTAGGAGCGGGACATACCTTTGCAACCAAAACTCTTAATTTAGGTGTTGCGGGAGCAGCCGGCACAATTACCTTTGACTTTGCGACGCGCAACGACAAAGCATTTGTATTAAGAGGCGCTACCCAGGGGGTAGCTATTAATTTTAATGGCTTAGCTGTTCCGGACGGTGGTCAAATAAGCTATTCCTTGGAATGGGAAGAGGACGCTAGTTAAGGTCTTAGGGAGGTAGGATCTTGTGAATTATTACGGAGATAAAATCTCCCCTAACATGACAGTTACCCCGGAGGGATATTTGATTTGTAGAAACGTCCCTATAGGTCGCACTGGCTACATGGAGTACCTTGGACAAGAACTTCCTGCAGCCTTTAATGAGCCAAGCGGGGAAATATTCAAGGTCTACAGGAGACCCGAGGAACTATTTAGTGAAGCTACTATTGCTAGTTTCGAGGGTAAGCCCGTCACAAATACCCACCCTACCTCAAATCTGGACATAAATACCGCGCCCATGACTGAGCGTGGTCACGCACAGAATGTTCGCCGTGAAGGCGATTATTTATTGGCCGATTTGTACATTAAAGATGCCGGCTTGATTACTGAAGTACAAAATGAGCTGAAGCGTGAGGTGTCTAGTGGCTATGATTGCTCTTGGCACAAGATAGGTGACGGGGTATATGAGCAGAGGGAGATTATTGGTAATCATGTGGCCGTTGTCCAAAACGGCAGAGCTGGTCCTAAAGTGGCTATACATGATGCAAAGCCAAATAAAACAGGAGGTAAAAAAGGCATGAAAGTAACAAAGCAAATTTTAACTGCGCTTGGCTTTAAGCACTTCGCGCAGGATGCTGAACCTGAAGACATTGCTAAGGCAATGGATGCCATGAAGGAAGAAGATGTTATTAAAGATCCAGTCAAAGATGCTGATCCAGAAAAGAAAGATCCGGAGAAGAAGGAAGAGGCCAAAGATGCCGATCCTGGTCAGGGTGCCCAGCTCATCGAGATGATGAATAAGCTGCTCGATCGCATTGAAAAGCTGGAAAAACGCGAAGAGTCCCAGCAGAAAGAAACTGCTGATGCCGTTATGGATTCCGTTGAAAAGGAACTGGAAGAGTCGGCTAAGGACGAAGCGCCCGATGATAAAGACAAAGACAAGGAAAAGGATAAGGAGCAGGCCAAGGATGCCGACGTAAATGCCGATCCCCCGGAAAAAAGCGGCGCGGCCGACGCTGCCCTGCGTAAGTTTGTTCAGGACATGAAGCCCATCATTATGGCTATACCTGATGAGAAAACGCGCCTTGAAACCGCCAAGAAGTTTGCATCTAGTATTCAGGATGCCCGCACCAGAACAGGAGCAAATAGTTACGCTGACATCCTGGGCGCTGTGGCCGCAAATAAGAAGACGGCCATGGATAAAGCTGCTGCGCAAAGACAATCCGTATCTGAGCAGGCAGAAGCGGCCTGTAAGGCCTGGAATGCACAAGGCGAAAAAATGAAAGGAGCAAAATAATATGCCGGGAACAGCTATTGGAGTAAACCTGAGCTTAGGTTATGCGGGTAAAGTCTCTCGTAACCCACTAAACAAGATCAACAGCCGCATGGTTAAGTCCATACTTAATGGCAGCGGCGTTGAAACCCTGTCTGCGGTGCCTTTTGGCGCTGCCGTAGTCACAAATAGTGACAACACCTATTCCTTATTTGGCAACACCGGAGTTGGGGTATCTGCTGCAACCTATGCTAATTTCGGTGGTATTGCTGTAAGTGAGGTCAAGCAGTCAATGACCTATGGCTACGGTGCCAACGTAAGCGGTGCCCAGTTTGAGCCCAATATGCCATGTGATGTGTTGCAGATTGGGACCACTACGGTAGTATGTACGGAGGGAACTCCGACCGCTAATGGATTGGTGTATATCGTAACCGTTGCCGGCGATACATCTCCCCTTGGTGCTATTGTTGCTACTGCTACCCCGGCCGGCGGTACAGCTGTGCAGTTAACAAACGCTCGCTTTACCAATGGTAAGCAGGATGCAACTGGTATCACTGAGATTGTACTATTATCCCAGGCTAACGCCTAAGAGAAAGGAGAAAACATAGCATGAATAAAGCCTATAAAGAGGCAATGGATGCAGTTATGAGCTCCGGTAAACTCGGAGTAGTAATGCCGCATGCTCCCGGGGTTGTTTATGGCCCTGGTATGGACTCAGGCGGTACAAGCACAGGCCTTGTGTTTTTGGCTGGACAACTTGAAAAGCAAGACCCGAGACTTCTGGAGCCCTTAACTTCACTTACTGCCCCGCGCGATATTGATATGATACCAGGCGGAGGGTGGACCTCAATCACTTCTAACGTGTTCGTTGACTATGCAACAAGCGGAAGTGATGAAGATTCGATTATCGGCAGTGAAACAACTAACATCCCGGTATCTCAGGCCAACATTACTAAAGACGTATTTAAGGTGCATACGT